GCCACAATCATCAGCGTGAGACCCGCCGCCAAGACGACCAACGTGGCCGCCAACGCGATAATTCCCTTAACCAACGTGCCAATACTGAGATTCCCCATCAGGGCAATAGCTCCGGCAGTGACTACCATAGCCTGACCGAGAATCAGCATACCGGCCGCAGTCAAGCCAATCGTCGGAGGCACCAGCAACATGGCGATACCAATACCGGCAATCGCCACAGTCATTCCGATCAGTCCTTGCACCAGCTTAAATATGTCCATATCACCAAACGCTTTGACCGCGAAGGCGATGGCATTCAGACCTACTCCCAAAATCACCAAGCCTGCGGCGGTCAACGGCAAAGTAGGCGGAATCAGAGATATCGCAGCCCCAATGCCCAAGATGGAACCCACCACACCAGCCAAACCGCGAACCAGTTCCTCCCAGGACAACTGGGCAAATATCCCGACTGCCACCGCCATGATACTCATGGCCACGGCCAGCAACGTGAGACCGGCGGCCTGGATAACCAAGGCGGGTCCACTGGGCATCAATTTCATGGCCAGACCGATACCCGCCAAAGAACCGACGATCCCCGCCATACCCTTGGCCAGATCTTCCCAGTTCATGGTGGAAAATACTTTGACTGCCGCGGACAAGATGAGCACCGCGGTGGCCAAACCGATCAATCCAAAGGCAATCAGGGGCAACGTTAGGGCAGCACCCTTACCCATACCCTTGGACAGAAGTTTCAGAGCCACCATAAGCTCGCCCATACCCACAGCCACGGCGGTCATGGCTTTGGCCAGTTTGTCCCCATCGATGGTGGAGAGGATGAAGATACCGGCTGCCAGCACCACCACGGCTCCGGCAATGGCCAACAGCGCCTCGGCATGGAGCTTGGACTGCATGGCTTGCATCTGCCCGGTGAAGCCCTCCAGCAGCTTGTTTATTCCCTCCAACGGCTTGGTCAAGGAGGTAAATATGGAGCTGATGCCCTTGTCTCCTCCCAGAGCCTTCTTCAGGGTGATAAATATGCCTGCCAGAAGTCCCGCTTGCAAACCGGACATGATCTTTTCGAAACTCAGACCCCGGAACGCTTCCGCCAGAATATCGCCCACTCCACTGAGCTTATCGGCCATCTGGGAGAACCACGGTTCCAAAGCGGTCTTCACTTCGGTGACAAATCCGACAAATCGCTTCCAGGCACCTGAAACCTTGTCGAGAATATCCTTCAGGGGACCAAGTTGATCATGCACTCCCTGCAGTGAGTCACTGATGCCCTTCGTCTGGCCTGCGGAATCAACGCCAAACAAACCAATCAGCGCTCCGCTCACCGCCGTCAACAGTTTCAACGGCAAAGCCAGAACCGATTCCAGTCCCTTGAAGAACCCCTTAAGTGCATCCCCCTTGGTAATCGTTTCATCCAATGCCACCAAGAAATCGCCAATACTAGCCAAGAACCCGGTAAATCCCCCGGAGCCTTTTCCGATTTCGCCCACCAGATCAACGATGACCCCGACCACGTTCTTGACAATGCTCCACCCAATATGCAAGACAGCAAACAGTCCGGCAAATATACGTTGGAGATGATCAATCAGTTCGGGACTGGGTCGGAGACTATCGGCCAGTTCCTTAAAACTCTTGGTCAGATTGAATAGATCTTGACCTGTCTTGGCTGGAAATATCTCTCGGAAGGCATCACGGACCGGTTTGATAATTTCGATGAGGTCTTTGAATATCGATCTAATGCCCGCGATTAGCTCAGCTCGACCTCCCAGCTCCTTCCAGTCCTTGAGAACTTTGTTTCGGGCATTGGCGTTGGTATTGATGAACCCGTTAATATCGTTGGATAGACCGGTAAACGTACCCTTGGCTTCGGTGAACGTGCCAAATATGGTCTGGAAAGTGGTTGCCCAACCCGAACCTATGGTCTCTTTCGCTACGTCAAACACTTGACTTAGCGTCTTGACTTCGGTAGCCGATTTCTTAGCGGTCTTGGCCGTCTGCTGAATTGCCTTGATCTGTTCGTCTGTGAAACCCTGCGCCTTCAGCTGCGCATCCGACATATCGCCGGTGAACTGGGCCAGAGTGCTGGTCAGCACATCCGAGGTCAGCCACGAGGCCGGACCCTTTTGACCGCCTATGGACTCTCGAGCCTTATTGATCTGCTCAGCGGCTCGAGTATGAGCGTCGGCAATTCTGTCCTGCGCATCAGCAATCGTCTCAGACTGATCTTTCTGGGCATCGGCCAGAGCTTTACCCGCTTTGACCTGACTTTCCGCCGACTTCCGTTGCGCCTCCTTTACCCGATCACCGGCCGCCTGAACATCGTGCTGAGCCTTGATCTGCGTATCTCTGTATTTCTCGAGGGCGGAGGTAAGGTTGTCCTGAGCATCTTGGACATTCTTATCCTTTTTGGTGCCCTTTTCCCGCGTGGTCTGTAGATCTTTTTCGGCAGAATGGACATCCCGCGTGGCTGCGCGCTGACGCAGACGGGCTCGGGTTTGTGCATCGGCGGAATCTCGGACTCGATCTTGCGCATCTTGAACTGCACGCTCTGCGGACCGAATTTCCGAGGCTGAGGCACCTTGACCCCGCAGATCAGCTAGTTTCTGCTGAGCATCAGCTAGATCCTGACTGGCTCGGGTCTGTTCTTGCTGAGCTTTCGAAACCGCATCGGCCAGATCCTTCTCGTCCAACATGGCGGTCTTCAGTGCGTCGGCCGAAGCCTGAAGTTCATCCGCGCTCGGCGGCTTCATCGCCTCGATCAGTCGCTTACGCGCGTCCCGCACTCCGTCTAGGGCGGATGCCACATCGTCTGCTGCTTGCTTAATTGCGTCTTTTTGGGCTTGGGCAGCGGTCGCTACATCAGCCGCTCCTTGACGCGCGGCTTCGGCTTGACCTTCTTCAGCAGATTTGACCCGATCCGCCGCATTCTCAACCGCGTCCGCCGAAGATTTCTGCGCATCGGCCACAATCTTGGCACCATCAGTTTGCGCCTTCTTTAGCTCTGATGTGCCACTTGAGGCTTTCTTCTGAGTCGCACTGAGAGATTGTTGAAAGCTGTTTCCCGACTTTTTCCACTCGTCAAACGTTTGCCCCAGAGGAACATCTTTGAGCGTACCCATGGCCTTGGCCGTATCGAACAAGGCCTTTTGAAAGACCTCGCCCCCCATACCGGCATTTCGCACCGAGACCCAGTCCTGCAGAGTGACCTTGCCTGCGGCAATGGCCTGTGACAGTTGCTGCATAGCGTGCGTAGCTTGCTCCGCCCCGGAGCCCGACAGCGCCGCCAGATTGGCAATACCTTTGATTGACTCGGTGGATTTATCCAGACCCACGCCCGCCGCCGTGAACAGACCGATACTGTTAGCCATCTGGCTGAAATTATAGATCGTCTGATCAGAATACTTGTTCAACTGCTGCAGCGACGTGTTGACATCCTGCAGATTAGTCCCTTTGGACTGAGTATTGGCCAGAATGGTCTGAATCGAATTCAGATTGGTGGCATACTCTTTCAGGCCCCCGGTAATCGGATCCAACGCCAGGGACTTGACCATTGCCCCAGCCTTGCTCGTCACCTGGGTAATCAGATTGCCCAGGGCTTGACCCGCCGCCGCGGTCATGATCGAGAAATGCGACCCAATTCCATCAATCGCTTGGGTGAGCGCCCCGAAACTAACTCGGGAAGAAGCAGCCTCCATGTTGGAGAAAGTTTCCCCCGCATTTGTTTCAGCCAGCTTGGACTTTACTTTGTCCAGGGAATCTATGGGCGTGCTCAACGTGACCTGTCGAGATGCCGACTCCATATCGGAGAAAGCCGTTCCCGAAGTGGTCATACCCAACTTGGCCTTCAGCCTGTCCAATGCGGACAGTGGCGCATTGAGCTGAACCCGTTGCGAGGATGCCTCCATGTTGGAGAAGGTCGTCCCGGCATTGATCAGACCCAGCTTGGCCTTCAGCCTGTCCAGCGCGGATATGGGAGCATTCAACGTGACCCGAGAGGAGGCCGACTCCATATCGGCAAAGGTCGTTCCGGCATTGGTCATGCCGAGCTTGGCCTTCAGCCTGTCCAGCGCCGACATGGGAGCACTCAGAGTGACCCTCTGTGCTTGCGTCTCTATGTTGGCCAGACCGTTCGTCTTACCTACATTGGCAATCGCGGAATCCAGCTTAGACAGCGTCGCCATGGTATGCGCCACATTGGCTTCGAACTTAGCGTTCTCAAACGCGATAGAGACGATCCGTTCATCAATCGTCGGCATTACCGGGTCACCTCCTTCCACATGTCGCGAACAATCTGATCAAATATAGGTTGAATAGCTGGGTTTATGTAATCCCGTCCTTGAACATAGCCTCCGGTGCGAGTCGCGTGACCGTATTGAATGATCGCCGCGATAGGAATGGCTCCCGGTTCCTCCACATGGGAATTCAACCAATGAATAGCAAAATATCCCGGACGACTTTCCGTCTCATAATACCAACCCGCCGCCGTCAAACCATGATCCACCGGGGTAGCATTGTGCAATGCCGATACCCCCATGGCTCCGTACTTTTCCAATTGGGTCAAATATGAGCGAGATTTTACGCGTTGCGCAAAGTCCTGAGTATTCCGGAAAGAGCCTCGAGACGTAACCTTGATCAAGACTCTCTCCTTTCTCGACAGTTAAGCACTTACCAGAGCCAGAAATTCCGTCAACGAAGGCAGATCAGGCAAGGTACTGGCCGTACCATAGAGCTGATCTTCCAGCGTATCCAGCACCGTTGCATCGACTTTACTTGAGTCCACGGAAACATGACTGGTCGGACGTTTCCCAGGCAACAACGATGGCGTGCCGTAAATTGACCATTCAAACGCCTGAGGGGCTACCGACTCACCCACGGTACTCAACGTGGTATCACTGAGTATGGCCATCAGATTGTAGAGAATATGGATCTTATAGCCATAACCCAGGCCTTCGACATCGTTCCCCATACCGGTACGATACGACAGACTGAACAGTGGCTGAACGCGTTGATCGTGAACAAACACCCCCGGAGCAAATTCCTCTGTGCCCACCAACTCATTCATCTCATTCGGATAAGTATAGGCCGAGAGTTTGGCCGAATATGATCCCGGAACATGATGATCGAGAAACTTAATCCCATCGATATAATACGGCTTCACTTCTCGGCTAACCATTTCATTGATTGAGATCAGGCCATTCCAGGGCACTGCTGAGCCCCCGGGTAGGTACAAAACTCCTCGATCAACGCCTGTCTCATAAAGACGTTCTCCCACCTGATCCCAGACAAGCGCCGTCATATGCCTCCTTTCTATCCCGTCGTACCCAGCTGAGCCTTTCTCTGGGCATTGAGTTCTCGATTGCGTCGAGCGATTTCCCCGCGACTCATCTTCTGTGGCTTGCCTTGCTTGATGTTGCAAATCCGGATCAAGGTGAACAATCGATTAAGATGCCAGGTCTCGCAGGTGAAGGGAATACTGAACACGGTCATCCAATAATACACCAATTCGGAGGTGATTACTTCCCGGGTACTGGGTGGCCCGGGTTGATCTGAGAACCAAGTCGCGGTCATCTTACGTTCAATGTACCGATTGATCGTGGTGAGGTTGTCTTGCGAAAGTATCTGAAGAAAATCCGCCGGAGGATTTGGGGTCAATACCATACACCGAATGTAGGCCAGGGTCTCTTCCGTAGTTTTCTCGCCTTTGCCCAGAAACGGCTTTTCGAATTCTGACTCCCATTTTGATAGAGAGACCAAAGAATGCTCCAACTGAAACTCAACTCCACCCTCCGTGCTGAACGTTCCATCACTCTCATCGTAAACATCGACTACGCCAACGGTGATAGTGAGCATTCCCTGATCCTTTCAGCTTAACTGCGCGCGTGGTAGTCCGGTTACGATGCTCCCATCGATCACCCCCGACCTCGGAGAGTAGGAAGGTCTGGTAATCGACACCCCGCGACCCTTACCTGGAAGTCACGACCACGCAGACTAATCCGGTTTACGGCCCGGCAAAGATGGCAATGACTTCGTCCGGCGTAGGCAGCTTGGCCGCCGCCGTCGATCCGTACAACTGAGTTTCCAAATCGGTGAGTGCCGACGCTTCCACCACCGTGGAATCGACGACAATCAGTGCGGTCGGCTTGTGCCCGGTGACCGGAGCCGGAGTAGTGGTGAATTCCCAGGAGAACGAGATGGCTTCCGGTGAGTCATTGATAGTGGCATAGGCCTTCTCCGACGGTGAGGCCTGACAGCCATAGAGGAGATGCAGTTTGTAGCCGTACTCCGTCCCCTCCACATCATTGCCCAGTCGAGTGCGATAGCACAGACCAAACGTCTTGCGCCCCTGCTGTGAGACCTGCACACCCGGTTCCGGCGAAACCGTACCGTCGCACTGGCCAAACTCATCCGGATAGGTGAAGGCCTCGATCGTGCCTCCGAAATCTTCGGCCGACAGGAGATTCAGGTACTTGATGTTATCGGCGAACTGAGCATTGGACTCAGCGCCACTCGGTGACTCGGTGACCGTGGTGAGACCGTTCCAGGCCACACCCAACGCGTAAACACCGGAGACATTCGGAATGTACAGGACTCCGTGATCGATACCGGTCTCGTAGAACCGTTCCCCGACCTGGTCCCAGGTAAGAGCTGGCATTGCGTAAGGGCTCCTTTTCTAAAAGAATATGCTGAAGACGTAGTGATTAAGATCATCCGCGGCGAAAGCCCGCTCAAAACTCGCATAGCGCAATGCTTCCACTGCATCAGCAAGTTCAGTATCGGGATCTCGGTCGACCACCGTAAGTTGATAGCGTTTGGCGTGTCGATACAGCTCATTGTTCGCGTGATCCGTCGATGTTCCATCTCGTGAATAGATAATACACGGATACTGCATTTGAACATTCGCCGGAGGCTGAAAGTATACGTGTTCCGTTACTCCCTCAAGGAGAGATTGGAGCATCAGCCGTGGGGCCATTATACACCTCCCCCAACTGAAGAATCAGACGGGGGAGTTGTACTGTGACGTCGGCCACAGACCAATACTCCCCCGCCCATTCCACATAGCGAATGGCGAAGAAATTTTCACGTGCATAATCGTCGGCCACAATGCTGATCGAATTATTAATGGAGAAATTCTTGTTCAGAGTTTCGCCTTGTCGCAAACTACTCCTATTTTGAACAATGTCACCATAGTAAGTATTCTCAACAATTGCATCAGCATACACGCCCGGCGCTCCCTCAACGGTCTCACCGAACCCCACTTGGCCGTGAAACTTCGCCATAAGTCAACTCAGCGAACTAGGAGCCTGCCGTGCCGCGGAAGGTCCACTCGTCCTCGACATTGTTATCGAAGAAGTAGCCCGCGTTGGAAACCGCGTAGATGGTCAGATCCACGCCTTCGCCCACGGTGTACGGCGAACCGGCTGCCGTCACTGCCGCGTTGGTGTCGCTGCGCCGATAGGTGACACCGGTGGTGTCCACGATGGTGATGCCCGAGGTATCGGAGTCGAACGTCGGTTCGGCCGGAGTGACCTTAGTGGC